ACGCCAATATTGGTCTTCCTCTTGACGCTTCAGAGCTTGCTCTTGGTGAGTTTTTAAGCGGCCCTGTTCAACCTGATATTAATTTGTCTGCTTCTGATGGATCACAGACTTCTCCACGGGTTATGACTGACTTGTCTCTTGGCAGTGAGCTTCAGAACATTAAGGACCGTGTTGCTGTGGTTGAGGGAACTGATGATGATAACGCCTACAATCGTCTTTTAGACAAAGGGGAAATAGGAACATTTGCTAATAGCAAGCCTTTGTCAGAAATGACAGTTGCTGAAGCTATTTCGTTTGGGCAAAGTGATGAGTACCGCAATTATTCTAGGGATGTTCTTGGCCGTGGTCCTAATGAGCTTCCATCAACTCCTATGGGTAAGTACCAAATAGTAGGTAATACTCTGGCTGATCTTGTTAAGCGTGGTATAGTTGATGCGAGTGCTCCTTTTAATGCGGAGACTCAAGAACAACTTGGCGATTATCTTATTAACAACCGTGGTTACGATAAGTTACAGAGCGGCGAGATAACTCGCGCAGAGTTTGAGGCGAATCTTGGAAAAGAGTTCGAGGGTATTTCAAAGCAAGGTCTTGGTGATACTTCTGTAAACGCCTCAACTAGTATTGATAATCTTATAAGCGCAAGTTCATCTCCAGAAAGCTCAAGCGACTACCTTATCCGTAGGGATGCTGAGAGGGGTTCGTCTATAGGTGATGGAGTTGATGTTGCTTCTGCCAGTGCAGATGACGCATTTCGTCTTGGCTTAGGCATGGATGATTTAAATCTGAGCGGGATTGATAACTCAACCTTTAAGGGCAGAAGTCGTCCAACTCGGTTATTAGGTGCAGGAACTGATACTGCTACAGAACGTGCAGGTAAAATTGATGCAGCTAATGCAGCTATCGCACCAAGCTATGATATGTTTGGTAGGCGATTTAGCAATGAGGAAGATCGTAATTCAAGAGATAGGATACTTAATAATGCTTCAGAACGAGCTAATGCACGTCAGGCTGCTACTGGCCCAATGTCACGTCCATCACAAGGATCGTTAGGTGCAGGAGGGGGTTCTCCTGTAGTTCGTAAAAATTTAATTGATGAAGCTAATGCAGCTATTGTAGCTGATGCATACAAGCCTAAATTTCCGGGAGATGATGAGTACCAAGAAGAACTGCGTAATAGAAGTTTGTCACCAGTTGTAGAACCCGCACCTGAAATTTCAAACACACAAAAACTACGTGAGAATATGATACGTAGTCCTGACGGTGGGCGTCAAGTGTTTGACGAAAGGGACCCTCGAAATCAAGGACTTGGTAATGTACCAGAAGTTGCAGGTGGTCCTTATGGAAGACCTGTATTTAACCCTCGTGATGCTAATGCGTCTGGTTCATTTTTTCCTCCTACTGGAACTGGTGGGTATGATGAAATACCATTAGGAGATTTAAAACGTAGTTCTTATGATGAAATACCTACGACAATAGATATTGATCCAAGAAATTTAGGTGGATCAGAAGGCTATGGTTCTTTAGGTAGAAGTGATCCAAGTTTCTTTGATCAAAGAAATTTAGGCGGATCAGAAGGATATGGCTCTTTAGGTCGTAAACCAACGGTCATACAACCTAATCCTAACGAACAAGAACCTAACCAAGAGTTTTTCTTACCCCCTCGTAAATACGTTGCTCCTTCCATAAAACCTGCTCGATCTACCATAAACCCTGCTCGTGTATCTACACTAGATCAATTTCCACCTATAGAAACGGGTACTCAAAGACGTGTATCTACGCTAGGGCAAGTTCCACCTATAGAAATGGGAGAGATTCAGGAAATTATTAATCAAATTACTGCATCAGATGATACATCAGAAGTTGATCCTTACGATGCAGAAAGAATGATGAGGATTAATGAAATTCCTACAGCACCAAAGGTTGATCCTTTTGAGCCTTTTGTTTCTCCAGAAGACACAAGGACGGTTGCTCAGAAGATTGCTGCTTATGAAAATTTAGAGACTAAGAATTCGTTTAGAGAGGGACTTGCGAATCTTCTTACGCCGCTTGATGGCGCTAGGTATATCAATGGACAGTTGGTTAACGAAACAACTGGAGAAAGTTTAGAGGGCGGTGGTTTTGCCACTGACTACGAGGGAAATCAAGATTATATTTATGGTGTTTCTGATGACTCCACCAATAATACAGCAGTTAATATTGAGGGAATGACTCCACGACAAGCGAATTACGCGAAAGCAGATCAGCAATTAAAGCGTAGCCTTCCTCCGGGGGATTTGGCTTACTTTGGTTCCTTCTTGCCCGGAATGGTACTTCCTGTATTTGGTGGTCCTATTGGTGATGCCATGCTGCAAACTGGAATTAGTGGCCGTAGGTCTATTATGCAAAACGAACTGGACGCTTTGCAGTCTGGCGCTTCTCCAATATTTGATATTGATGGTTTCTACGTTGGAAATTCCTCTGACAGCACTGGTGATGGTGATGATTTTGTAGGGAGTTTTGAAAAAACTCAAAATGAAAACTTTTTAAGCAAGTTGTTAGGCGGACTTGGCGCAGGCAGCGAAGGGGAACGGGCTATAGACCCTTATAGGTTTAGTGCTGTTCCAGACAGCAACGATGAAATAGATTACATTATTTCTCAGTCTCAAGCTTCCTCTGCCCCTGCTCCTGTCTCTGTAGTAGCACCTACATCTGAAAATGAAATTGTTCCAACTGAAGAGACAATAGAGTCTGTTATCTCTGAGGTTATTAAACCTAAAAGCAGCGGCATGACTTTCAGAACAGTTAATAGCTTTGCTTCTGGTGGTTTGGTTACTCCTAACATAGATAGGTTTTTTGCAAATTTAAGGGCTTAAAATGACAAAACTAACAGCACGACAAGAAGCAACAATGAAGAATCACAAGGTTCATCATACTGCAAAGCATATGAAGGATATGAGGAAAGCAATGGAGTCTGGGAAAACTTTTACTCAGGCTCACATTATTGCAAAGAAAAAAAAAGTTAAAAAGTAATGAATGACCTTAGCGATTTCTCAAAGTTTCTAACTGATGAAGAGTTAGCTAAGGTCGCTCCTATGCTTGAGCGCCTTACTACTCTGGATAATCGTACTGAAAAGCAAAACGATTACATGAGTTTTGTAAAGCATGTTTGGCCTCAGTTTATTGAGGGAAGGCATCATAAGATTTACGCTGAAAAGCTACAGGCAGTAGCTGATGGTAAGTTAAAGCGTTTGATCATTAATATGCCGCCTCGTCATACCAAATCAGAGTTTGCTAGTTATTTGTTTCCGACTTGGCTTATGGGAAGACGACCTGATTTAAAGATCATTCAGGCTACGCACACGGCTGAGTTGGCTGTTGGTTTTGGTCGTAAAATTAAGAACCTTATTGAGAGTGAGGATTTCAAGGATGTTTTCCCAGAAGTTAGCTTGGCTGGCGATGCCAAGGCGAGTGGCCGTTGGAGTACGAACAAGGGCGGTGAATACTATGCGGTTGGTGTCGGCGGCGCGTTGGCGGGTCGAGGTGCGGATTTGGCGATTATTGATGACCCTGTTTCGGAACAAGATGCGTTAAGCGTTACGGCTTTAGACAACATCTACGAATGGTATACTTCTGGCCCTAGACAGCGTTTGCAGCCGGGTGGTGCAATTATCATCGTTATGACAAGGTGGTCTATTCGTGACTTAACTGCGAAGGTTTTGGCGAAGCAGAGTGAGAAAGGTGCGGATCAGTGGGAGATCGTTGAGTTCCCTGCGATCATGCCTTCTGGCGAACCGCTTTGGCCTGAGTATTGGGCTTTAGAGGAATTAGAGGGCGTAAAGGCTTCTATTCCTGTAGCCAAGTGGAATGCTCAGTACATGCAGAACCCTACTGCTGAAGAGGGTGCGATTATTAAGCGTGAGTGGTGGAAGAAGTGGGGTAAGGACGATCCTCCTCCTTGCAGCTACATTATCCAGAGTTACGATACTGCGTTTAGTAAAAGCGACAGGGCTGACTACAGTGCTATTACGACTTGGGGTATATTCACTCATGAGCAGACGCACGAAGAGCATATTATACTTTTGGACGCTGAGAGAGGCCGATGGGAATTTCCAGAGTTAAAAGAGCAAGCTCTGGAATCTTATAAGCTTTATGACCCTGATATGGTTTTGATAGAGCAGAAGGCTAGTGGAATGCCATTAACTCAGGAGCTACGGCGTATGGGTATTCCTGTAACGCCGTTTACTCCTAGCCGTGGTGCTGATAAGTTTACAAGAATGCACGCTTGTGCGCCTGTGTTTGAAAGCGGAATGGTTTGGTTTCCTGAGACTAACTTTTCTGATCTAGTTATGGAAGAATGCGCTGCTTTTCCTAATGGTGAACATGATGACTTGGCGGATTCGATGACACAGGCTATACTGCGTTTTAGACAGGGTGGTTTTATCACTACGCCTACTGATTATGATGATGAAGATGAGGCGGCGTTTTTCCGTCAGAAACGCGAATATTACTAGGAGACTATCATGGCTAATAAAGATGTTGAAAGAGCATTAATGGAAGCTCTAGGAATGAATCAACGCCCACGGATGCGTCCTAAAGGTATGGGCGAATCAGGAAAGACTATCTCAGATGCTGACAAGCTGAAGATGATGATGATGAAGATGGGCGAGTCTGGGAAGACTATCTCAGATGCTGACAGGGCTAGGGCAGATAGACAGCGGGGCATTGGCGAAGCTGGCAAAACCCTTTCTGATTCAGAAATGTTAATGCTTGAGAAAATGATGAAGCAACAGCAAATGGAACAAGGCGCTGCTGAACGCAAAGCTTTCCCACCACCGTCCATGATGAATCGTGGCGGCAAGGTTATGGGTTATGAGTACGGCGGTGTTGTTGGCAAGAAGAAAAAACCTAAGATGGGCGCTGTAATGGCTGGCCGTGGTGGCTCATATAAAGGAATTAAATAATGGCTAACTATAAAACTACTGTTAATAAAGACGGTTCTCAACAGTTTATTCGCGGCAAAAATTTTAAAGACCAGATAGAAACTATTTACGGCAACGAAGGTCCGTCCAAAGCCTCATTAGCTCGTGGAAGCGATGCTCTGTTTGAAAGTCCCGGTTTTAGTAAAGGACAACGCGACAAGCTTAATAAAGAAGGCAAAGTTCGTGACATGATGTTTAAGGCAATGATGGATGAGATGGATACCGAAGGAACTTCAGGTAAAGCAGTTATGAAGGGCCGTGGCGGCTCATTTAAAGGAGTAAAATAATGGCTAATAAAAGAAGTATATCGCAAAAAATTTCAGATAAAACCACTATGGACATTTTTCCGGGGAAAAATAAAGCAGAGGCAGATAAAGAAATAGCCGAATATGCAAAAGATGTTGAACTTATAAAACGCTATGGCGATGATGCTATGAGGTCCAAAACCTTTAATACTAGAAAGCAACCTGAAAAAACACCCGGATTAGGCGTGTACAGGGCTACGACGACTGCCGAAGACAAAGCATCAAAGAAGAAAAAATTCTTAAAAAAACCAGAAAAGCCTGTTAAGAAAAAAGCCAAAGGCGGCTCTGTCCGTGCTTTTAACAATGGTGGTGCCGTCATGTCAGGCCGTGGCCCAAAATTTAAAGGAATAACATAATGCCAAATACACCAAAGAAATTTAAAGGTTTTTCTAAGCTGCCAGAAGCAGTTCAACAGACAATGAACCCAGAAGCTGCTATGAAGTACATGGAAGGTGGCGGTGTTAAACCTATGGGCAGTCACAAGATGCCAGATGGTTCAATGATGTCAGATAACGATCCATCTATGCTTATGGGCGGTGGTAAGGTTATGAAGTATGAAAAGGGTGGCAGTGTTTCTGGTCACTCTCGTGGTGGCGGTGCAGCACTCAGTGGCACTAAGTTTACCGGGGTGAAGTGATGCCCAAGATAACCATAGACATACATCTTCCTTACGATGACATTCCCGAATATGACATGCCAGAAGATGAAATGTTGATTGTCGAGGACGTTATTGATGAAGACGTTCCAGAAGAAATCGCTATTACTTGCCCGACTTGTGGTGCAGTAATGGTTGAAGATGTTGATGAAGATTAACCCACAGCATTATTACAGGAGCCTAAAATGGCGATTGAACAAGGATTAGGTGCTGGCGGAATTCCCGACGATCCTATGGTTGAAGACAATACTCGTATGATTGAGCTACCTGAGCTTCTGGCTGAAGTTCAGGGAATTACTGAGCTTGAAGATGGAAGTGCTATCATTGGCGAATACGAAGAAGAAGGAGCAGTTGTAGAAGAAATCGAGTTTGAAGGTAACTTAGCAGACATTATGGATGAAGGAGATTTAAACGCTATATCTTCTGACCTTGTTGGCTCTATAGAAGATGACCTTTCTGCTCGTTCTGATTGGGAAGACACATATAAAAAAGGTCTTCAATTCCTTGGAATGAAGACTGAAGATCGCACAGAGCCGTTTGCAGGATCATCTGGCGTTATCCACCCGTTACTTGCTGAGAGCGTTACACAGTTTCAAGCTCAAGCTTACCGTGAGATGCTTCCGTCAACTGGACCTGTAAGATCACAAGTCATTGGCGCTCAGAGCGAAGCTCTTGTTAAGCAAGCAGAGCGTGTTAAAGATTACATGAATTATATGATAACTTACGAGATGGAGGAGTACGATCCAGAGATGGATCAGATGCTTTTTTACCTCCCCGTAATTGGCTCTACATTCAAAAAAGTTTACTTTGATCCTTTAAAGGGTCGCGCTGTTAGTAAGTTCATTCACGCTGAAGACATTATCGTTCCTTATGGCGCGTCTGACTTTGCATCTTCTCCCCGCATTACACATCGTTTGTCTATGGATTCTAATGAGGTCCGTAAGCTGCAACTTGCAGGGTTTTACCGTGATATTGATCTCCCCAGCGAAGGCGGGGGTGAAGATTCATCTATGGATGAGGTTGAAGAATCAATCAATGACATACAAGGCATTCACCCTTCTGGACCTTCCGAAGAGCTTACATTGTATGAAGTTCACACATCCTTGGACATTGATGGATTTGAAGATTTAGGAGCAGATGGGGAGCCTACAGGATTAAAGCTTCCTTACATTGTAACTGTGATTGCTGAATCAGGTGACGTTCTTTCTGTACGCAGGAATTACGATCCGATGGACCCTATGAAGCGTGCTAAACAGTATTTTGTACACTACAAATTTTTGCCCGGATTGGGTTTTTATGGTTTAGGTCTAACTCACATGATTGGTGGTTTGGCTCAAGCTTCTACGTCTATCCTGCGTCAACTTATAGATGCAGGCACGCTCTCTAACCTTCCAGCAGGCTTTAAAGCCCGTGGAGCTCGAATTCGAGATGAAGATTCCCCACTTCAGCCGGGTGAGTTTCGCGATATTGATGTGGTTGGAGGCACCCTGCAAGGCTCTTTGATGCCTCTCCCCTTCAAGGAGCCTTCAGGGACGCTGTACAACTTACTCGGAACACTTGTGGATGCTGGTCGCAGGTTTGCGTCAATGGCTGACATGAAGGTTGGCGAGATGAGTGGAGATACGCCTGTTGGAACTACAATGGCTATCATGGAGCGCGGCACTAAGGTTATGTCCGCGATTCATAAGCGGTTGCATTATTCTCAACGAATAGAGTTTAAACTTCTTTCTAAGATTTTCTCTGAGACTGTTCAGTCATATCCATATCAAGCAGATTCTCAAACTGGACCTGAAATTTTTCCACAGGACTTCGATTCTCGCGTAGACGTAATTCCTGTTTCTGATCCAAACATCTTCTCTATGTCTCAAAGGATTGCTTTGGCTCAAACAGAGTTGCAGCTAGTGCAATCGAATCCGCAGATACACGGTGGCCCACAGGGTTTATATCAAGCTTATCGCAAAATGTATGAAGCTTTAGGCGTCACTAATATTGATGGCATACTTCCTCCACCTCCGGGTCCACCACCTCCAGTTAATCCATCTAAGGAAAACCAATTGGCTTTGCAGGGGGCTCCATTGCAAGCTTTCCCAGAACAGGATCATGAGGCTCACATAGAGGCTCACATGGCCGTTATGTCTACTCCAGCCATGCAACTAAACCCGAATGCTATTATGTCCCTGCAAGGACACATACAGGAGCATATAGGTCTACTTGCAGAGGCACAGGCACAGCAAGAAATTATGTCTCAGATTCCTCCAGAGCAGATGCAAATGATGCAGCAAGCTCAAATGATGCAGCAACAGATGGGTGGTCAAGGACCACAGGGTCAGGCTCCTGATCCTATGGCTCAATTCAAACCTCAAATTGATTCTCTTGCGGCACAAATCATTGCTGATCTTACAGAGGAGCTTGTGCAGGCGGTTACTCCACCTGAGCAGTCTGATCCACTTGTAGACATTAGGAACCAAGAGCTTCAACTGAAAGCTGCTGACTTGCAGCGCAAAGAGGCTGAGTTTGAGGCGAAGCAAGAGTTTGCTCGTGAAAGAGAACAGAATGACGTTCTTACCGCGCAGCAACGTATTGATGTTTCTGAAGCTGCATTAGCAGACAAAACTAGAATTGCAGAAAACCGCATTCAAACTCAGAGAGACATTGCGGCTCTAAATTCTAATACAAGGAATCAATAGTTGTAGCACAACACCCCAGAAATACCAAGGTATTTTATGATTCCTTGGTATTTCTACTTGTATCTCCCGCATAATCTCATACTATATGTGGCATGGATGCACTACACTTAGCAGAATATTTATATAAGAGCATTCGTGAGCGCGATGCCCGTTTAAAGGACAGGCTTGCGGACGGTTCGATACAAACCTTCGAGGAGTATCGGTATTTAGTGGGCGAAATACGCGGCATGGCCTACGTTGAGGAAGAACTCAAAGTCGCGATGAAAGGTATAGAGTACGCGGATGACTAAAAAGTTATTTGTGCCAGAACA